GCATCATAATGTTGGAAGACTAAATTTTCATTATCTACAACTAAACGCCAATCATTATTACTGACAGCACCTCCAACAGCATTACCTTGAAGGTCTAAAACTTGTGCTCGAATTGTGCCATATGGATCAATACTCATTTGTTGTTATATTATATATTTTGAAAATAGTAATATACTAAGAAATGACTTTATATATTAAAATTTTTAAATACCATTTTTAAATATTTAATAATATGTATTTATTTGATTAATTATATAATTATGTTAATACAATTTATATACCATTATACATTAAAATTGAATTTATATATATTTACTAAAAATTACCATATTACTTGTAATAATGTATTACACACAATTGCTTAATTTTGAAATAGAAGTATTAAAAATAATTGGAATATATTCAGAAAATGAATTTATTTTAAAAAAAAATAATGAAATTCTTAACATTAAATATTTATGCAATTATTGTAAAACATATCAAATAAAAGAAAATTATCAAAAATTTATACCTACAAGTTATAAAAATTTTAATAAATTAATGGAAAATATTAATTTGCACGAATTAGAATGTGAAATAAATGATGTCTTAAATCCTGAACATATTTTGTGTATCAAATGTTTTATTACACTAATACATAAACACATAATAGGAACCGCATCCCTACCTTTGATTGTAGATGAATTGGATCGTATACAAACATTTTCAGATAATGAACAAAATTTTAAAAATATTGACATAAAAAAAATTAACAATTTGTTTTTTGAAAAAAAATATGGAAAAGATATTAAAAAATTAATAAAAAAACATGATTATAAAATTTATGATTTAAACATATTAAAAAAATTTTATAAAAATTTTTATTTTAAAAGGAAAAAACATTTAAAAGATTCACGAATACAACAAATGTATTTAAAAAATAAAAAACTGGAACGTAAAAAAAGAAAATATAATTTTTTATCAAAATTTTTATACAAAAAAAAATAAATAAAAAATTTAAATTATGGACTTATTTTTTATCATCATGTTGAGAACCACAACCTTTCTTACCACCTTCCCAAGATTGTTTAGATTTTCTACTTCTATCTGCTTTCGTTTTAGTTGAATGAATTTTACCATCAATTAAATATCCAACTGTATCTCTTCCATTTTTCAGAACAGCGAGACCGGAATATTTCGCAATTAACGTTTGATTTTCCGAAATAATTCGTCCTCTTTTAACATACGCTTTAGTTAATCTTTTATTTTCTTTTCCAACATATTTTTTAATATACGTTTCACGACTTAAAACCATTTTATATAATAATAACAGAAATTTATTTTTATATAAAATAAAATAATAGTATTAATCTAATAACCATACAAAAAGAATGGATGAAAACATACCAGTTGCAGACAAAAAATGCCAAATATCGTGTGTATCAAAATAATTAAATAAAACACAGGAACTATTATATTTAGCCGAATCTTCTTGAGAAACTTTATCATTTATTGTAGGAAGTTGATAAAAATATAATGATAAACATACAATAATTATTGTAAATATACCTATAAAAAATTTCCAAAATGGAATATAAACACCATTATTAATTTTTAATGCTATATGATGAATTAATACAATTATCATATCAATACATAATGTCCCTAATAAAAATTTAGAAAAATCTATATTCTTAAATATACAAGTTATTAGAAGACATAGATTTATAACATTAATTATAATTAAACAAAAAAGATACGATATATTAGGTAATCTCCTAATATTCGTAAATGAATGTCGCAATCGACATATAAAATAAAAAATATTAAAACTCCAATTTGTATGTCCAAAATACACATTAGCACTTATGATAAAATTACTAATTGGAAAAATTATTATTACAAATATCCACTCAAAAGAATTATTATCTAAGGTCAAATTTATTGTATTAATAAATATTAAAACTCCCATAAATAAAAATAATTTAGAAATATCTATTAAATCATTTTTACGATTTTTTTGCAAAATATAAATTATCATAAAAACTCCAAAAAAAAACATAAATGTTGTATCAAATTGTAAATTAACTCTACTCGGGCATAAATGATATAATGAAGAATAAACTCCTTCTAATAACATAGAAATTATAATACAAATAATCAAATAATATTCGCGAACATTTTGAAATGTGTTATCATATTTAAAAATAATATAATATAACGTTAATGATAGTAAAATATATGCTAAATTACTAATAACATTGTTAAATGATACTATACCACCTACCTGATGAACACATTTATTATTAAAATAACATTGTTCTTTTCGTACTTCTGGATCAGAAATTTGATAAAAAATATATTGTGTTGTAGGCAAACCATAAAAAATGGATATCAATAATAATAATCTCCACGAATGTTTGTATGAAGTTTTAATTTTTCTTTTATTCCTACTCGATGAAAATGGCAATTGGTCATTTTTTGGAGAAAAAATTTGTTGTAATGAATCAGTTTCTTCTTCAATATCATTCTCAATAATAGATTCATTATTTTCACTTTCTGTTTCAATTAAGTTAGTAGATAACATATTTAAAAAATATAAGCTTTAAATTTTTAATTAACTTTGTTTACTTTACTTTAACACTAATTATTTTATTAAAATTATTCAATTCACTTTGATTATCATTAATTACTTGATTATTTTTTCCTGAAATATCAAGTATATTAATAATATTTTTTATAATATATTCAAATTGTTCTTTTAATAAATTTTGTAAACAATTCTGACTTGGTTGTGAATTAATTTTAAGTAACCATAATTTTGTATTTCTATCTATTAAAAAATCATATGTAAATATATGAAATGATGGTTTAACAAGAATTTGTTTTTGTTTAATATTTTTGCTTAATTTTTTTATAAAATGTTTTGAAACTAGTTTAATTGTATTTAACATTTGAAAATTCAAATTTTTATTCATCTTATTATTTTTTTTTACATCAAAACGACCATTTTCTAAATTATCTAAATTAAAGTGAAAATCTTCACTAATTTTATTACTATTACACAAATCATTTATCTTATCATAATTAGCTACCAAAGATTCGTTATCTTCAATATTATATGGTTTTGGTGATACTAATAATATTTTTTTATTATACATATATGTTGTAACTTCTGTATTATTAAATATTTTTAGTACACACACACGTATTATATTTTTCCTTCCTGATTTATCATCATAAATTTTTCCTGATGGCCTTTTACCATTTATATAAAATAACATAGGATTATTTATATATTCATTTACTGCCCACTGTTTGCATTTTTTTTCATTTTTACCTATCCAAGATATAATTTCTGTTATATCTCCAGAAATTTTTCTTTTAGTTTGCCCAGAATATGGCTTTAAAAATAATATTTTATATTTTTCCTTAAATTCTTCCAAAATATCTAACAATCTTTTATCATAAATACTAAACACATAGTGCTTAGGACATAAATTACTTTTCTTTAAATATGATATCATTAATTCATTAAATTGGTGTTTATATCGTAGTAGCGTAATATCTTCCCCATTACTAAAATTAATTTTAGGCATAATATAATTTTTAACAATATTTTCAATAATATGATTTTTTTTATATATTCTTACAAATAAATTTTTCATATTAGTATTAAGTAATGGCGGAAACACTGGATCTATACAAGTTTTAATTACAGAATCTAAAAATGTAGCTTTATGATATCTTTCATCATGAAACGAATCAAACATGATTGATGAAATATTAGGAACACCAGAACAAACTTTGTGAAGCCAACATTTCATGTCTTTATCTAAAATTATCTTAAATGTAAGTAGTTGGAAAAAATAATTATAATCTTGTTCTTCAAATTTTGACATGTTTATACGAATAACAGTTTTAACCATTTTTTCAATTTGTGGATATATAATTCGTTTATAAATATCTTCTCCTACTAAATCTACACAATCTAACACAATTGATTTTTCTAAATTATCTTCATTTTTTAAAACTAAATTAACTGATACCTTTTTATAAATTGATATACATTTATAATTTTTAGTTATACGAATCATCGAATAACATTTCATCATAAAATTTGAATTCATAACATAATTATTATTAATTAAATGATTTATATCGATTATATTATTCTTATTTTTATCTATAATTAATAAATCTCCATAATATTTATTTAAATTTTCTATACCTTTTAAAAAATATTTATTTCTATATCTTTGTTCTAATTTTAATAAAATTAGATTCATATTTTTGTCCGATATTTTAAATGTACTCGGAATAAAATTTTTTTCCTCTTTTATATAACATAATTTCATATTATAATTAAAAATATTATGAACTATTTTTGATTTATTTTTTGGAGGATATATGTTTTGATTTAAAATAACAAAATCTAAATTACCACATATATTACTTCTTTTCCAATTTCCTCTTATATTCAGAAATTTTTTTATATTCAAACACCAATTTTTTAATTTTAAATTAGAATTAGTTAAATGAATACTATATACATAATCCCTCCTTTTTTCACCATCTAATTCAACATTTACCTCATTTTTATGTAAAATTATATATTTTTTTTTATTTTTATGATGATTATTTTTTTTATCCAAAATACTATATCCCGGATGCCTTATGATAGATTTATTATAACAAAGACTCATAATAAATAATAATTATATAAGATATAATTTAAAATGACAGAAAACAATAAAATATTTATTCAAATAAATACTTATCTATTTTACCATCCGTATTTAATAAATCACAAATACTATCACTCACATATAAATGATATTTTCCCGACAAAGCATCTAATAATAAATTTGTTTCAATCAAATCTTCAAAATCACGCGTTAATAATTTAATACACATTGTTGCCATTTTAATGTAATAATCATAAATAAACTTTTCACCATATCTCATAATAATACAATTTCTTACATTACTATATTCACGATTATATTTATGGAATGGATTTAAAACGATATCTAAATCATTTTTAGCACTTGAACTATATTTTCTTATATGATTTATACACATTCTCATTATATATTTTAAAACATTTATCTCATTTTGAATAGAAATTGGAACTAAAAATGTTGAAAAAGATTCGTCAAATAAATCCTCATCATTACAAACATAATATCTTGCTTTTGCCAAAAAAATATTAAAATTATTTCTATTTTGCTCAATTTCCCCAAGTATATGTGTCTTATTTGAAGAATTGCTTAAAAATTTTTTTTTATATTTTAAACCTGATACTTCTGATGATTTTAAATCAAAAATAAAACGAACAGTATTTTCCATATTTCTATCTAACACGAATCCATAATTTACAAAAAAACGAGAATTACATTTTTTTCCATAACTATCATAAATTGGAACATTCACATTAAACTTCTTTTTTGAAACTATTTTAAAAACTTTATTAATATCATCAAAAAACCATTGGGTTTCTGGATTATTATTATGATTTAACATATCAGCAAATGGAACTAACGCTTGTGTTTTTATACCATCAATCACTACACCATAAATACGAGTAATAACTACTGTGCGAGCCCAAATATATTCAGCTAAACTATATTTTTTAAAAGTTTCAAGATTATTAAACAAAAATTTATATTCAGTTTGTAAAGAAGCAATTTTTGATAAAATTTTACTCAAACACGTACAACCTTTTAACATATTTAAATAATTTTTTTTGAAAAAAATTGGAACATTATCAAACTTTTTAGGTAAAATATCTATATATGTTCTCCATATTGAATCAGATTTATGTAAATTTTCTAATAAAATAAATGATATCCAATTATGTTTAGAATATAAACTCAAATTTTTATCTATAACTTCCTTACCTATTTCTGTTTCTTTACCAAGTTCGGTCGTCATCATACATTTTAATGATATTTCTAAAATAGATTCGTTTAAACCAATATCTTTTTGAGAAATAATTTCCCTATTATCATTCGTATTAAATTTTATCTTTATATTATCCAAAAATGAATTTTCAATTATTAACCAATCTTTTAATGCTTCAAATTTTTTTTTTGAAATATCATCATAACATCCAAAATTTACAATATCATTTATATAATCTTTGATAAATTCTTCTTCTGGATTCGCTTTTTTATATTTATTTAATAATTCTAAACACTTTTTTGTATTACCCAATTTTTCATAAATAAAAGCAAAACTTACTAAATTATCACCATTGGGTAATAATTGATGAGATTTTTCTAAATCTGTATTAGATTTTAAATATTCACCTAAACGATAATTGTGTTTAGCACGCTCATAATACAATTCAGACATTTTACCAGAATCATAACATTCATTTGTATCTATTTTATTAGTATAATATTCTACCCACTCTATATCATTATAATCTGATTCTAAAAATGATAACATCTTTTATATAAATAATATTTATATTGTTAATATCATTTTCTTATATTCTCATAATTTTCTTTAAACCATTCAATCGTTTCTAATAAACCACCCTTTAATGATGTAAATTTAAATGATGGATTTAAATTCATTAATTTCTCATTTGATACCGTTTTCCTAATTTGACCATCAGATTTACTAGTATCAAATATTATATCATCATATTCAAATATATCACTAATCATATTAGCAACATCCCTTATTGAAATTTCCTCTTTAGGAGATAATATTATTGAATCCAATTCATTATATTCTATCAAAACCCATAATATCAATTTTGCTAAATCTTCTGAATATATAAATTGTCGTAAAGGACGTCCAGAACCATACACAATAAATTTTTCTTTATTCCTTTTGGCCAAAAAACATTTATGAATTAAACTAGGAATAACATGACCATCAATTAATGAATAATTATCAAACGGACCATATACATTTGTTGGAATTATACTAACAAACTTAGTTCCATATTGTCGATTGTATAATTTACTTTCTACATCCAACATTCTTTTCGCAAAAGAATATCCCTCATTTGACATATGCGGCAAACCATTATGTAACATACTTTCATTAATAGGATAAGTAACTTTATTTGGAAAAATACAAGTTGATAAACATGAAATAATTTTTATAACACGATACTTATAACCATAATGTAAAATATTTTGATTTATTTTCATATTTTCTGTATACATTTTTAAATTATTATTCATATTTTTATACAATCCACCCACACATGCAGCAAGATGTATGATATGAGTTGGTTTATATTTTTCAAAAATACTAATTACATCCTTTTCTTTAGTTAAATCACCATCCTGACGACTTAAAAAAATAAATACCATATTATTATTAATTCTAACATCACTTTTAATCACTTTTCGTATAGCACTACCTACTAATCCAGTTCCACCAGTAACTAAAATAATTTGTGTCATAATTAATTTATAATATAAATATTTACTTAAATGAAAAAATTTTTTTTATTCTCATACAAATTGTCTTTTTCTTTTTTTTTATATGTACTTTATCCGCTTCATATTCCGCTAAATATAAATCCATCAATTTTTTATTTTTACAAATTCTTATCATTTGTAAAGCAAGATTAATTTTTTGCATATTTGGTTTATTTGGATATAACTTTTCAACCAGGCCATAAAAGTGATTGTATTGTGTTATGCAATCATTTGAATGGTCCAAAGTATCCTGTGTTAAATACAACGAATTTATCCGATAAAACATTATTTCTCATATATTTCTTATATATATATAAATTTTTAATTATGTTATAACATTTTTTATCTATATATATTTTTATTTCAATTTCAATTTCAATTAGTTACAAAACTAATATAAAAATATATTAAAATCTGTATATATATGGACTTTTTATCTTTCGATGTTGGTATTCGAAATTTAGCATATTGTATTGTTTCTTTTCAAGATGAAGAACAATCTGACTTTAAAATTAAAGAATGGGGAATTATTAATCTTATTGAAAATGAACAACAAAATTCACATGAACAAGAAAAATGTAAATGCTACAATAAAAATAAAAAAATATGTGGAGGTAAAGCAAAACATTATGCCAAAATTAATGATAAACTTCTAGTTTATTGTAATAAACACCTTTGTGAACATGAAAAAATTATGAAATTTGTAACACCTACACAATTCCACCAAACAATTCTAAGCTATTATGAGTTTAAACCTTCTTGTTCTTACCATAATAAAAAAAAATGTGATAAAACTGGAAAATGGTATTATAATAATAACGATAACAACAAAATTTATCTATGTTCTGCTCACAAAGCAAATTTCTTACAAAAAGAACTTAAATCTAGACAAGCACGTAAAATTAAAAAAATTAAATGTAATTCTATTCCAATTGACCTAATTAATTTAAATATGACTAAAATTTTTGATGAACACTATAAACACTTTTTACAAATACCAACCGTATTAATTGAATTACAACCTGTATACTTAGGTCCAAAAATGAAATCTGTATCTAATCACCTATTTTCATATTTTATGATAAGAGGTATAATTGATAAAAATATTAATAATTCACAAACTAATTATATTACATATATGTCCGCAAAATCAAAATTAACTATTGATGAAGAAAATAATGTTGATCTTATGACAAAAGATAAAACAAAAGTTCAAAAATATAAAATACATAAACAAATGGCACAAGATTATACCAGAAAACTTCTTGCTAATGATACCGAAAATTTAAATTATTTTAATTCACAATCTAAAAAAGATGATCTTGCTGATGCTTTTTTACAATGCGTTTATTATATTATAAGATATGTACGTAAAAAATAATCATTTATTAATTACAAATTTTTTATAATAATCTTCAAAATCTTTATTTATTAAATCACACAAAATATAATCATTTTTATTTAAGTGTTCGCGACAATAACCACATTTATTTGTTTTATCTATTGTCTTAACCATACAATCAGCACAATAAAAATGACCACATTTTGAAATAGCCACATTTTTTAACGAAATTTTAGATAAACATATCATACATTTATCTATTTTTTGAGTATTTAATAAAGATACTATTTCATTTGAATAATTTATTATATTAGTTACTTCTTTTTCTTTTTCCAAATTTTTTTTCATTATTGTATCAACTTTTAGTTCCAATTTCTTTATTTTATAAGTACATTTTTCTAAAATCTTTTTATTTACACATATATTATCAAAAATTATATTTATTTGCTCCGTTCTCTGTTTCTCTAAAAATGATATACATTTATTTACAGAATAAACATTTGTGGATTTTAACTTTATTATACTTTTCGAAATTTTATCCCATTTTTTAAATATTTCAAAAGAAATATTTGCAGAATAATATTTGAATATATCTGTTTTTAATCTTTTACGACATTCATATAACCATTGTTTTTTTAATTTTTTCCGAAAGATATTTTCCTTTTCCTCTCTTCTTGTAGAATATGTTGGAAATCTTACATATCTATTAGTAGGACAACAATTAAAAGCATGAGAACGAGTATATCCGCATATACGACAAAAATAATTAGGATTTGTACAAACACCATTAACATGAAATTGAGAATTAATTAAATTAATTGGAAAATTACATCGTTTACACAATTCTTTATAACAATGCCTTATACTATGTCCATATTGTAAACAATTTTTACATTCTAATAGCCGTCTACAATTATTACTGCTATGACCAAATTTATAACAAATTGAACATAAAATTGTTTTACAATTATTACTTAAATGTCCATCTTTATTACATCTAGTACAATGTCCAATTGATACAATCATTTTTATTTATACTTATTATAATAATTATACTTAATATAAATAATCAAATATTAAATTATCACCATCACATATCACATAATTGAGCTATACAACCAACTAATTGATTAAATGTATCTAAACCATCAGCTATTAAAATATGAGTATTTGATATTATTTTAATATACTCTATCTTTTTTTTATTTTTATTTTGTAATAATTCTGTATTACTACAAATCTGAAACAACGTTTCTATTATATCAATCGGTGTATAACCACATTGATAAATTTCACATAATAAATTTGTAGCATCTATTATATCATTCTTTAAACACATATTCAATAAATTTGTTATTACCGTTGGATGTGGTATGTCCACAACCTTGTAAACATTTTCAGCTGTTATTTTACCAAAACTAATATTTACCGATTGTAAATTATTTAATACAATTCTCATATCACCCCGAGAGCATAAAGAAATAGCATCTAAACCATCATCAGTATACTCAATCTTCTCTGCCTCTATGATAACATTTAAACGCTTTCTAATTTCATCGTTTTTTAATTTAGAAAATTTAACAATCATACATCTACTTTGAATAGATTCAATTATATTTGATAATGTATTACATATTAAAATAAATCTTGTTGTTTTGTAATATTTATCCATTATAGAACGCAAACTATGTTGAACTTGCTTTGTCATATTATCCGCTTCGTCAAATATCACAATCTTTTCACCACATTTTTTCTTTACAAAATTATCTATTCTGTCACGAACAACATCTATTTTACGCAAATCATCTGAGGCATTCAATTCTATTATATAATTGAGATAATTTTCACCATATATTTCTTTAACTAAACACATAGCACTACTTGTTTTTCCAGTTCCAGAATTACCAGCAAATACCATATTAGGTAAATGACGACTTTTTGCAACTACTTTTAAACTATCTATAATTTCTTTATTACCTGTAATTTCATTTAAATATTTTGGTTTATATTTATCTACCCATAAATCAGTAAACATACTCATTATTTATAATATAAATTAATTTATTGTTATATATATTTTAATTAGATTTACCCATCGTAAAACAATTCACTACTAAAGTTCGCGGTTTTTTATTTCCTTTATTATTATTTTTGGGTTTTTTTACTTCTTTTGGCTTTTTTACTTCTTTTTTCTCTTTCGTTTTTTTCTTTTTTCTACCTATAATTTTTTTTTTTACTTTTTTTCCTTTTTTATTTGGGGTAATCATATACTTATATAATACTATTTATATATATAATTATATGTATAATCATATTAAAAAAACCAGTTTAAATTATATTTTAATTTAAGAACTATGATTTATATATATGTATTAAAACAAAAAAAATGGACAACGCTGATAAAAAACATTTAGGAATTGTTATTTGTGGTCACGTAGATGCTGGTAAATCCACAACAACTGGACACCTTCTCTTTGAATTAGGTGGTATTAATGAAAGAGAAATGGCTAAATTAAAAGAAGAAGCTGAAGCACAAGGTAAAGGTAGTTTCGCTTTTGCATTTTATATGGATACATGTAAAGAAGAACGAGCTAGAGGTGTTACTATTCAATGTAGAACTAAAGAATTTTTTACAGAAAAATATCACTACAGTGTTATTGATGCTCCAGGGCATAGAGATTTCATTAAAAATATGATTAGTGGGGCATCCCAGGCAGATGTAGCTCTTCTTATGGTTCCGGCTAATAAAGGAGGATTTGAAACATCTATCGCAAAAGGTAATCATAAAAAAAATGAAGTTCAAGGGCAAACTAGACAACATGCTCGTCTTATTAACTTATTAGGAATTGAACAAGTTATTGTTGGAATTAATAAAATGGATGCTCCATCTGTCAAATATAGTCAAGCAAGATATGATGAAATTAAAACAGAAGTTGAAAAAATGCTTTCAAAAATTGGATTTAAAACTAAAAAAATCCCTTTTATCCCAATGTCCGGATATTTAGGTGAAAACTTAACTAGAGTATCAACTGAAATGCCATGGTATAAAGGTTATAATGTAACTATTAAAAAGAAAGAAGTTAAAGGGCATACTCTAATTGATGCTCTTAACAATGTAGCTAAACCACCAAAAAGACATCCCGATAAACCATTCAGATTACCTGTTTCTGGAATTTTGAAAATTAAAGGAGTAGGAGATGTTATTACTGGTCGTATTGAACAGGGAACACTTACTAAAGGAAGTGAAATTAGATTCGCACCAAGCAATATTACAGGTTGTAAAGCATTCAGTATTGAAATGCATCATAGAACACACGAAAAAGCTATACATGGAGACAATGTAGGAATTAATGTTAAAGGTTTAAAACCAGGTTTTTTTCCAAAAACTGGTGATATTATGTTTTTAGCAAATGATCCAACACCTCCCGGAGATGTGAAATCATTTACAGTTACTGCTTTCTGTCAAGATCACCCAGGACAACTTAGATGTACAGATGCACAAGGACACGGTGGATGGTGCCCTTCTGTTCATGTTAGAACATCTAAAGCACCTTGTCAAATGACTAAAATTTTATGGAAAATGGGAAAATCAACCGGAGGTATTAAACTTGAAAATCCATTATTTATTGAAACTGGAGATCAATGTGAAGCTGTTTTTACACCTAGAACCCCATTTTGTATTGATACTTTTAAAAATTGTAAAGGGTTGGGTAGAGTAGCTATGATGGACTCTAATTCCTTAGTTATGTTAGGAATGGTTACTGCTGTTGAATATAAAAAAAACTGACAATTACTGGCCCCACATCCTAAGTATTAATAATTTTATATACCAATTATAATATTATCTATTGTAATTAGTATATAAAAATGGTAAAGTTTGATTTTACACCAGATATAAGCAATAAATATGATGATTGGTTTTTTGAATTTTTATATGAAAATTTGAAAGAGAGAAACAAACTTAAAAAATTTTTAGAAATTGAAAAAAAAAAATTCAAAAAAAAAAAAGATAGTGTTGAATATGATTATGATTTAATTTTATCAAAATTACAAAAAAAAAAATTTCAAAACCAAATCATAAATATTTTAAAAAAAATTCCACCTAATGTAATAGAAGAATGGAAAGAAGACTTTTCTTCAATGAAAAATAGAAAAAAATGGAAAGATTATGTTAAAAAAAATCAATTTACAGATACATACGTTTTAACGCCAACTTGGATTAAATATATAATTCAATTTGAAAATCTTAATATACCTATAACACAAAAACTTCTAAAACAAAAAT